GTTTTTGCAAAATCAACCTCGTCGCAGCCGATCGCTGCAACGGCCAGCATGTGCGGGTAGTATTGTTTAGCGATTTTCTCGCGCTGGCCGCGATACCAATTTGGGTGCTGGCCGCAATCGTCGATAAAAATCGACAGCTTATCACCTCCAAGATAGTCATCGTCTGCGGGATTCCGCGGGTCGTAGGCCGCGTCTGGAAACTCAAAAAACACTTTGATGTCCTTGCGGTGCCCGTTCATGTAAACGCGGGGTTTTAATTTATCAACGCCCCAGGGGCGGCCGCCGATGATTTCGGCAATTTGATTTTATTTGTCTTCAGCTTTCATCGTTTCATCCTTTCGTTGTCGGGGGTTTCGGCTGTTCCGCGCGGGCGGGGTTAATCCCAAAGCCGTCGATTAGCGGCCTCGGTGTTTTTGGTGATCTCGGCCGCATCAGTGGCCGAGATTGCTGCCTTACCGACCTCCCAGGTACCATCAGTCATTTTAGCGGGGCGAGCCAATCCTATGTTTTTGCCCCGATGCGATACTTTGGCGGTCGCTTTACCGCAAAACTCCATAATCTTAACCTCAATCTCGTTACCGCCAGGGGTTTTGTAGGTTTTTTGGGTTGTCATTCTGTTTCTCCTTTCACTCTTAATATACAACAAATATGTTGTATAGTCAAGCGCGAAATCGGTTTTTTCGAGAAAAATCTCAGGTTTGTAAATGGTTGGCAATACAGGCTTTAGGGGCGAGAAGAGGTGAAAAAGAGAGAAGGCGAGAAAGCGGAAAGACCCCACGCCCACACATTGCATTGGGTGGTTTTTGAGCCCGATTTGATAATACCCGTATTGTGTACTATATTAGTCCTATACACCACGGTTTCGGGTCGGTGGGCCGCCTAGCCGGCTCGCCCTCTGAAGCCGGAAAGCAAGATTCACGTCGTCTAACCGGCGAGAACTTGTCGGCAGGGTCAATGTCTTTGGCCACGCCGGTGAGCGAGTCGCCGGTTTTAGCATTTTTACACGCAGATAAATCGGCCCATCCACGCCACCTATTGCGGGTGACGCCCCCAACGCCCACCCTTTGCAGAGGGTGGGGCTAAAAGGAGATTTTTTGATGACTGCCAAAGAACTACGCGAGAAACGAGCTAAGCTGGCTGCGCGGATCCGCGAGCTGGCCGACGCGGTCAATAAAGAGAACCGCGAGTTTACCGAGGAGGAGAAAACCAACTGGGAGCAAGTCAACAAGGACTACAACGATCTTACTCGCTCGATAGAGCGGGCCGAGCGTGCCGAGAAGGTCGAGGCCGAGCAGCGCACTCCGGTCGGCGATTCCGAGGCCGGGCACGAAGATCTTGACGGCCGCCGTGATCCGCACGCCGGCGAAGAGCGTAGCGAGCGGACCCGCCAGGCGGCCGGCGGCGGGGCCGGTACACGAGCCCGCCAGGCGGCCGGCCGAGAAGAGGATCGGGCCCTGGCTATTCAGGCCTGGTTCCGTCACCAGTCCGGCGAGGAGCTGAGCGAGCGCCAGCAGGAGGCCTGCCGGCGGGTGGGCTTGAACCCGGCCCGGCGCAATCTGGACCTGGCTTTGCCCGACACGCGGTCGATTCGCCGCATGACCGGAATTTGCCGATCGACGCATCCGTCGTTGGTCGAGCAGCGGTTCAACGAACTGAGCCGCGAGCGGCGCGACCTTTCGGCTTACGACGGACCGGCCGGAGCGTTCACCGTGCCCGAGGGCTTCGTCAACCAGTTAGAGCTCAATATGCTGGCCTTCGGGGGTATGCTCCAGGTCGCCGACATCCTCCGAACCAATACCGGGGCCGACCTGCCCTGGCCGACCGCGGACGACACCTCGAACACCGGTGAGCAAATCGGCGAGGGCGGAAGCATCGGCGATAGCGTGGACCCGACCTTCAGCCAGGTGATCCTGAAAGCCTACATGTACTCCTCGAAGCTGATTAAGGTCCCGGCCACGCTGCTCGAGGATTCGGCCTTCGATATGGCCGCCGTCACCGGAGCCATGCTCGGCGAGCGACTTGGGCGAATCTCCAACACCAAGTTCACTACCGGGACCGGTGCGGCCACACCCAAGGGGGTCATCACCGCGGCCACTTCGGGAGTTACCGCAGCCAGCGCTACGGCGATCGCCGCCGACGAGATTCTCGACCTGATCCATTCGGTGGATCCGGCCTATCGAGTCGGAGCCAGGTTCATGATGCACGATTCGGTGCTGCTGGCTATCCGCAAACTCAAAGACGGCGAGGGCCAATACCTCTGGCAGAGCGGTATTCAGATGGGTGCTCCGGACGCCCTGCACGGTTACCCGCTGGCCATCAATCAGGACATGGCCTCGACCATCGAGGCCTCGGCCAAGACGCTGCTCTTCGGCCAACTGAGCAAATACAAGGTCCGCCAAGTCCGGGGCATCCGTATGCGGCGGCTGGTCGAGCGCTACGCGGATACCGACCACGAAGGGTTCGTGGCCTTCATTCGTCAGGATGGCAACCTGCTCGATGCGGGTAGCCATCCGGTCAAGTACCTCGAGCAAGCCGCGTCCTGAGAAAGCGTTTGTTGATTGCAGATTGCAGATTGCAGATCGCGGAGAAGAAACAAAGAGGGCACGGCCCCCGGGGCCACGGGCCCCAAAGTGAGGAAGTGAAAAAGTGGCAAAAGTAAAACTGACTTGCGGTCGTGTAGGTACCGGCATGGTGCAAACCCCTGGCCAGGTCGTGGACGTTTCCGAGGCCGAGGCTAAACGCCTGGTCGCCAGCCAGCAGGCGGTCCCGACCGAGCAGAAACAACCGCGCACGGCTACGCGCAAAGCGCAAGAAAGCAGATAGACCGCTCACACCCCACCCTTTGCAAAGGGTGGGCGTGGGTGAGTGTAAGAGGAGAATAAAATGTATCTGACAGACGAAATTTCGGCGACGCTGGTCCAGGCGGCTTTAGCTGACGGGCAGACCGATCCGGATAGCGATAGCGTGGATATGTCCGGTTACGACGGCGTGCTCTTTATCGGCAGCGTGGGGACCATCACCGGCTCGGGCACAGTGGCCATGGCCGTCGAGCAATCGGCGGACGACTCGAGCTTCGCGGCCTTGACCGGAGCTAGCGCCCAGGCCGATGCGGCCGCTGATTCGGACAAGCTGTTGATGGTCGATGTGTTTCGGCCGACCGATCGCTACGTTCGCACGGCCTTGACCAGAGCAACAGCCAACAGCGTCTATAACGGGACCATCGCCCTGCGTTACAAAGCCAAGAGCAAGCCGACCGCCCAGACCGCGGCCAGCCTGGCCGCGGCCCTGGTCCAGGTAATGACCCCGGCGGAAAGCTGAGCCCCACCCATTGCAATGGGTGGCGTTTAATAGTGCGTTTCCGTGTTTTGAATAACTAGGCCACGCCCACCCTTTGCAGAGGGTGGGGTGAATGAGTGGCTGTAACCAACGGAGTATTTTGTTATGGGAACATATCAACCGGGTATCTACCGCGAGCAGGGGGGCAACAAGCTGGTGGCCAAAGCCGATGGGACCATCGGCCAGATCCAGTTCGGTGAAACCAATATCAACGATAACGCGGTCTGTATGGGGGCGGGGACCTCGGCCGCTCCGCTGGAGTCGGCCAGCACCAGCAAGAACTTCATGGAGTTTCGGCTCAAACATACCGGAGCGAGTGGCGACATCCGCGGAATGTATCTTCGCGAGTACCTGGCCGGCGGGGCCGGGGGCGAGGCCCTGCGGGCCTTCACTACCATCCAAGCCGCGGCGGGGACCGCACACGGTGCCCACATTTCGCTGAACTTCGGCGATTCGCCGGCTACGCTGTCCGGACTGGGCGTGGCCATGCGGGGCACACTGCATATTCCTGACCGAGCCATCACCCTGGGCACCTGCGCGGCTGTGCAGGCCGAGGTCTATCTGGACGGAACCTCGGCGGTGCCCACCGGAACGGTCTCGCTGATTCGCGGGGTGATCGACGGCGGCGACGCTACCGCCCGGGAAGCGATCAAGTATCTGATGGACTTAGCTCAGATCCCCTCGGGCTCCGGGCTGATGCACCACACGTGCACGGACACGGCCACGCATATGCTGCGGGTCCGCATCGGCGGTTCTGATTACGGAATCCTGTTGACCGATTCGCCGTGAGAAGGCGAGAACAAAGGGGCCCACGCCCCCAAGGCGAGAAAGTGAGAAGGTGAGAATAAAGGGGCCACGGGCCCCACACGAAAGGAAGCGCATGGAGATCACCAAGGAGCTGCTCCAATTGGAGATAGCCAAATTACAGAGGCTAGAGGCCGAGCACTTGGCTAACGCCAACAGTTGTGCCGGGGCCATTCAGTTCTGCGAACAGTTGGTGGCCAAACTCGATCAAGACGAGCAAGAGAGCGCGGGCATCACGGAGAGTGAGAGCTAAAGATGATTTGGGGTTGCACGCGAACCGTCGAGCCGAGTGCCGAGCCGGTCAGTTTGGCCGAGGCTCGCAACCACCTCCGCGTGGACCTCAACGACGATGACCTCTTGATTAACCGGGCCATCGCCGCGGCTCGCGAGTACGCCGAGCAGCAGAGCGGCCGGCAACTGGTCACCGCGACCTGGAAGCTGGTTGTCGATCGCTTCCCCTCGGCCGACGAATCGGTCGGCTGTTTCTACCGGGGCGGGTTCATTTTGCCCCGTTCGCCGCTCCGCTCGGTGACCTCGATCGTTTACGTGGACACCTCGGGCAACCAGCAGACCTTGGACGCCGGCGGCTACCTGGTGGCCACGACCATGTGCCCCGGGCGCGTTACCCCGGCCTACGGTATGAGCTGGCCGACCGCTCGGCGGCAATTGGAGTCGGTGCAGGTTACCTACGAGTCCGGCTACGGCGGAGCCAGTGCCGTCCCGGCCCGGGCCAAGAACGCAATATTGCTTTTGGTCGAGCTGCTCTACGAGTTTCGTTCGCCGGTGATCAGCGGGACCATCGCGACGAAAATCCCCTGGACATTGGACAGCATGCTCAAGGGATTGTCCGACGGCTGGATGTGGTGAGTTGGAAAAAGTGAGAAGTGAGAAGAAAGAATTCACCGCGTTTCCGCGTTCTCACTTCTCACTTCTAACTTTCACCCGTTCTCTGCGGTGAACAAGAAGACGAGCAAGAGACATGCTTCGAGCGGGCGAGCTTAGTAGGCGCGGGATCGTTCAAGAGCCGAGCGAGTCGCAGGACGGGCGCGGCGAGGTGACCGTTGCCTGGAGCACCTACGCCAAACGCTGGATGAGCGTCGTGCCCTTGAGCGGGCGCGAGCTGTTCGAGGCCCAGCAGGTGGACGCCCGGGTCAGTCATCGGATCAAAATGCGTTACGACTCGGCGATAAATTCGCGGATGCGGATCGCGATCGGGAGCCGGATATTTAATATCGCCTCGGTAATCAATGTGGACGAGAGCAACGAAGAACTGCGCTTGATGTGCACGGAGTCGGTGTGATGCCTTCGGCTAATTTTGAAATCAAGGGCTGTCGCAAGCTGATGAAACGCTTGAACCAGTTGTCCATGCACACGCAGACCAAGGTGCTCAAGAGCGCGGTCCGCAAGGCGGCTAAGCCGGTGGTTCGCGATGCTCGCAAACTGGTTCCGCGGGATACCGGGCTGTTGCGGGCTTCGTTGGGGACCAAGGTTAAGCAATACCCGCGCACGGGTACGGTGGTCGCGATCATCGGGCCGCGGCTTAAGTTCGCCGGATCTGAAAAGATCAAGGAAAAACTGGAAGGGAAGAAGAAAAAGCGGCTGCCGGTCAACTACGCGCATTTAGTTGAGTTCGGGACCAAACCGCATTGGTCTCGATACACGGTGTTGCCGAGCGGAGTGATCGTGCCACACGGACATGTCATTGAAGGAGCCCGGCCCCGGCCGTTTTTGCGCCCGGCCTTCGACAAGAACAAGCAGAAAATCATGCAGACTATGACCGGCGAAATAAAAAAAGGGATTACCCGCTTTGCCCGGAGGAGCGGATCTTAGCCGAGTGAGAACGTGGAAAAGTGGAAAAGTGGAAACAAAGGGGCCCGCGGCCCCCAAGGTGGGAAGGTGAAAACAAAGGGGGCACGGCCCCCAAGGTGAGCAAGTGGGCGACGTAGGCACAAGCGTTCGGGGGCGATTGGTCGAGCTGGCCGGCGAGCTGGTCGGCTCGCGAATCTACCCCAAGCAAGCTCCGCAGAACGCGGCCCTGCCTTACGTGGTCTATCAACTGATCTCGCGGGTGCCTTCTAACTCGGCTAACGGGCCGACGGGCACCTTCAACGACCGCCTGCAGGTCGATTGTATTGCGGCTAGCGACGCGGCGGTCAAAGCCCTGGCCGCGCTGACCCGCGGGCTGGGCGGCTGGAGCGACGCCGAGGGCGATCCGAGCGTCTCGATGGTTTTGATGCTCGACGAGCACGACGATTTCGATTCGCCCGGCGACGGCTCGGAAAGCGGCGTGCACCGGGTGGTCCAGGAGTTTTCAATTTGGTATTCGTGATAAGGAGATCTCATCATGGCTGATGATGGATTTAACGGATCGACGTTGACTTTTGATAGCTCGCCGGTCGGCGACAAGCTAAGAAGCATTTCGACCAGCGAGGACGGCGGGGATGTGAACATAACCGGGTCCGGTCATTCGGTGGGCCTGTCCATCGATGCTATTCCCAAGCTCGAAATAACCGCCACTGTGGTCGGTGTAGCCAGCCAGGCCCGCGGCGATACCGGGGCTATAGCGGTGGCTTGGAACGACGGCACCAGCGACGACGGTGGCGGGCACACTTTTAGAATTTCTAAACGAGAAGTGTCCGGGGACATGGACGGCGAGCTTATCACCTCGCTGACCTTTGTGCCCACCGCCGAAGCGGCGTAGCCGGCCGGAGTTTGCGTGACATAAGACAACCACGAAAGGAGTCACATGAGTCTGAGCAAAGCGGACATAGATAAGGTCGAGGATCGGCCGCTTAAAAAGTTGCACGTCCCCGAATGGGCCGGCGACGTTTATATACGCACGCTCTCCGGGCTGGAGGCCGACCTCTTCGAGCGCGACGTTTACGGTGACGACAAGAAGGGATCGCGCAACGTGCGGGCCCGGTTGGCTGTAACCGTGTTGGCTGACGAGCAGGGCAACCGGCTCTATACCGACGCCGATGCGGGGCGGCTGGGCAAGGAAAAATCGCGGGCGGCCCTGGACCGGATTTTCGAGGCGGCTCGCCTGCACAACCGCATGGGCGCCGAGCACAAAGAGGAACTGGCGGGAAACTCCGCCGCCGGCCCAGCCGACGATTCGCCTTCCGACTCGCCAAAGAAATAGGCGAGTGGAATGTTGACGCGCTGCTGGACCGGATTCCTCGGCCGTTGCTAAGCGAGTGGATGGCTTACGCCGAAATCGAGCCCTTCGGCGAAGAGCGGGCCGATTGGCGGATCGCTCAACTGTGTGTCTTGGTCGCTCGGGGCCTGGGTAGCAAAAGCGCGGCGATCAAGGATTTTATGCTTTGCGATACGCCGCCGAAACGCGAGCAGAGCACCGAGC